CTTTTTCAACAAGTTCAGCTTTGTGAGTTTCAGTATCTTCTTTTAATTTAGTTTCATACTCGCCTTGTAATCTTTGAGATTCTTCTTTGACTTTTGCTTTAATCGCAGCTTCAAAGATTGTCGCAGCTTTCTGTTTAAACTCTTCAGATAAATCAGAGTCGCCAACTAATGCATCAACGTCAGCTTTGATGTCAATTTCAGATTGTTCTTTATGATAGCCCGCTTTCATCATTTTGTCTTTTTTGTCAGCGTGCATGTCAGCCTTCATATATCCAGCTTTCATATTTTTCTTGTCATCTTCTTTGTCGTGCATTGCTTCAGCTTTTTCTTCTTTATCGTCAGGAGTTTTTTCTGTTTCTTTTGAACCCTCTTTTAACTTAGGCATTGCATCAGCAGCACCTTGGTTTTTTTGTTGAGCGTCACCAGAAACTTGATTGATCTTTTTTGAAGCGTCAGGATTACTGTCTGTTGGTTTAACAACAGCCGCACCTAAATCCTCTGCATCATTTTTTAAATGCGTAGGTTCAGCCGCTACAGCGCCTTTTTTCGGAGCATCAGCTTGCGGGTTTACACTCGCTTCGCTAATTTCCTTTTCCATTGCCTCAATGTTTTTAGTTTCGGCCATTGAAATCTCCCTTATAAAAATAAACGTTTATTTTTTGTTTGTTATAGGATATTTATAAGATTATAGCTTTTCAAGGAAGTTTTTAAAGACATTTACTTTCTTTTCTTCTAATTCCCTTTTTCTAGTCTTATAAATCTCCATCTTCCATGCCTCAACATCTTTTTCTATTAAGACACCATTATCCCAAACCCATTCTTTACCTTCCATGATACCTTCTACGAAAGCGTCAGGGGCTGACGGATCAGCGACAATGTCGGCAGCAGTTGCTAAATAAAAGTCATCTTTTACATAGTTGAAACCACCACGTTGGACTAACGAACCCATACCTCTACTTGAAACTCCAAGTTGAGCTCCCTCATCAATAAGACCTTTTACAATCTTACCATAAGGTGTGTTCATTATTTTTGCTTCACCAATAAAATTTCTATCTTCTGGATAAAGTTTCGTAATCATATGTGAAACTCTTTCTAGGTTAACAGTTGGTCCGTCAGGATGCCCTAACTCACCAAATGCTCTTTTTTTATTGATAAATTCTTGGTTATATCTTTTTACTTCTTTCATTAGTACCTCTTTAGGGTACACTCGTCCATTTCTATTTTTTATATCACTCTGTAAAAAGATACCTCTGATTTTGTAATCTTTTTTACCGTTGTCTTTTTCTTCAACGATATATTCGGCGTTGTTTATTTCTTCGGAAATTAGTTTCATAAATTCTCTCTCTTACGTTATATATTTATACAATTTTTTATCTAAACTCTACAATAATTGTATAATTATCGCCACTAGCAAAGTTTTTAGTTGATAGTAAAACATCGCCAGTAGGAGTTCCAGCGTTGTTTGGAATACTATTACCATCTGTTCTAAAGTCCATAAAACCATTACCAGATAAAAATAAAGCAGTCGCATTTGTTGTACCATCCCATATCAACTCTACGCCTGATTTACTATCTGATACATTCACCGAGTAATAGACTCTCGCTATACTTCTATTTCCATCTTCACTCATAAAAGTAAGTTCAGATGCATCTACTTTCTTAACTAAAGTTTCGCCAGTACCATCGGAAAAATTTGTAAGTTTCGCTACAAATTTGACACCTGAAGTATCTGCTATTGTTTGTGTTGTTACTGTGTCAGCCATTAACTTGTATATCCTGATTCTTTTTGCGCTTCTATTACCACATTATAACTTGTGACATTAGAATCGCTGGTTAACAATATATCACCTATTGCATCTTTAATTCTATCTTCAGTAGGTTTAAGACCGTAGTTTCCACGACCCTCTATCTCTACTTTTTTTTCAATATCATTCTTAAAAAATATGGTACATTTACCTGTACCCAATATTTCATAATGTATATCTGCGATTGAAACTTTTGGTTCCGAAGTCGCATTATTTGAGTTTACTACATCAACTAGAGTTTGTTCTTCCTCATTACCAACACCATTCGCTTTAACTATAATGTTAAAACTATTGTCAGTTAGTTTAGTAGCACTAATCGTCATTAACTTCTAGGCGAACCCACAGCAGATGCGTGTCCATCAGCGATAGTCACAAAATCTCCTGGTGCCTTTTCTATAATTACTGTATCGCCAGCAGCGTGTAAGTAAACTGTTCCTAAAACAGAACTGTCAGAACCTTTTATAGTAACAGTTTGTGTTGCGCCTGTTGCTGTAATTCTAACAAATTGGGCTCTACCAATTGTGTTATCTGACGGATTGTTTACAACACTACCTTTTACGATAAATGTTTGTGCCATTTTATTTTTCTCCTAATTTTTCAATCACTTCTTTATCAAAGTAATCTTCTATTTGTTTAACTTCTAAATTATGTAGAGCAGCAACTTCTTTAATTGCGTTTTCAAATCTTTCTACTATATTGCCTTTCGCTTCATTGTAAAACGAAAAAACATCTTTTACAGCATCTTTCATATTAGGCGAAAGACTATTGTATGTGTTAGAATCTATAAAAAGATTCTGTTTAACTATTTGGCTCACCTGCATTTACATCTACTCCTACCATTGTATCTGCTGTTCCGTCTTGTGATAAATCTAATTCTGCTTTACCATCTTTTTGACCAGTTGTATCAAGTACATTTCCATCTCTATCAAATGTTCCTGGGTCAGCAATTTCTGGTTTAGGGTCACTATGTGCCTCTGCCTCAGGTATAGGGTTATCTGTTTGATTAAACAAATTACCAGCCATATCTTTCCTATGATTATCTAATGTTTGACCAACTTTTACTCTTAATGCATCTTTAAATGCATCACCAGCACCAGCATTGTCGCCTGCCGCAAGTTTGTCAATAAAGTTTTTAGTTTCTTCACTCATTATTTTTTCTCCTCAGTTACTTGAGCCATGGGGTTTTGAATAATACCATCATCAATTTCTTGTTTGATTTGTTTATCCATTTCTTCCATTTCTCTATCGTTTTGTTTTAAAACATTTTTTCTTATATATTTTACAGAGTAAAACTTACCAACATAGTCTCTCATTTCGTTTGCTAATGCTAATCTTTCTCTTTGAAGTTCAGCGTTTTTTAGTTCAGCAAAGTGTCCATCCTGTATGAAATCATACATTATGCAGTCTTTGACTACGTGCCAGTCTTGTTCAGCTATAACACCTTTTAACACTAATTGTGTTCTCATAATGTCATTAAACAATTCTGTAAATTTCTTTCTTAATCTTTGTACAAACTTTGTAAATTTAAGTTCGTCTCTAGTTATCTCACTAGCTCTACCAAGATTAAAACCTTGTGAGCTTTCTAATCTACTGACAGGAACATTTAAAGAACGATATAGTTTCGCTCTAAAATATTCTACATCTGTCATTTCACCTAGGTTTTGTCCACCAGGTAAAGTTGTTATGTCAGTACCTCTACCACCTTCTCTACTTGGTAGCCAAAAGTCTTCTAGCATTGACATATAGTTTCTGTCGTCTCTTATCTCACCTGTACCAGCGTCATATACTAACTTGTTTCTATATCTCGCCATTACGTCTCTTAAATATTGTTCAGCTTTTACTTTTGGTAAATTACCAACGTCTATTTTAAAGATACGTCTTTCAGGTGCTCTTGCAATTCTATAAATGACCACTGCGTCTTCAATCATACGCAACTGGTTTGTAGGTTTAATCGCTTTGTGTAGGTATGATAAGACCATGTTTTTGTTTTGATCTATGATACCAGATGGACAAAATGCGATTGTATCTGGCGCTATCTTAATACCAGAAGTACCAGTTGTACCTGATACACCTCTTTCATTAAATAAAAAGTATTCAATATACTCATCTACAACAGCTAAACTATTTAAAGCTGATGGACTAGGAACGTCAGGTCTTTTCTTTCTAACTTCTCTAATCTTTTTGATCTTTCTAGGATCAATATATTTTAATTCTGTTATACCTTTTTTAGGGTTTTCTCTATCAATAATCTTTTGATAGAATATTCTACCATCTACATACCATCTTCTGAATATATCATGGCCTTTTGTATTAAAGTTCATTAACCTTAAAACTTCTTGGAATTCGTCTTCTATTTTTCTTTGTATGTCTCTGCCGTAAGGTAGGTTATTAAATATAACTCTTACTGCGTCTTTCAATTCATTCGCTACGATTGCTTCATTGACAATATCCTCTACTGCCATGTCGCACTCTGGGTGTATCGCTATTTCTCTATATCTACGAATAAGGTCTTGCTCTGTCTTCGCACTAC